CTTTACCAATCTTATCACAAAATACCTTAAATGCATGGATTACATCTGCTGGTTGTTTTCTTCTGATGTTACGATTTGACCAATATAAGATAAAATCATATTCTTTGCCTTTTAAGATTCCATTACGAAACTCATCAGGCACATCCGCAGGTTTGTAGATGTTTGAATTAATACCATGTGGTACATAACCTACCTGCCAATCTTTCTTAGGTTTCCAAGTTGGTTTATCATCTAATGCAGATAAACGTTTGATGATACCATAAGTTTGACGAGAGATACAACCAATCCAATCCGAACTTTCATAGAAGTTACGATTGTATAATGGGTCAGGTAAATCATCCCATATTGCATAGAATAAAAGTGGAACATTCTGTCTGATTTCATGCTCTATATCATACAACCAAGTCCAATAACGAGGGTCAGTAAAGTGTAGAATAGCATCGGGTTGTTCGGTGTTAATCAGTTGACGGATTAAATCTGCATTACCATAACCATTCCAAGGAAGAATCTTAACATTGGCATCTGCTACACCATAGTTTTTACGAATATCTTCACTCACATCTAATATTTTCCCAGCATCGGGGTGATTGATTGCGGCTCCTACCTGAAACCAATCGTATTTATCTACCGTTCCTAATACTAACTCTTTTGACATTGTAGCAATACCACTTGCCATTCGTAAGTCATCGGATAGTAATAAAATCTTTTTCTTTTTTGCCATAACTTATTGTATTGTAATTTGTATTTTTGTTTTTGTCCCATCGGGTTGTGAATAAATTGCATATTGAGGTACACATTTTAATTCGGTTTTTACTTTGTTTAACATATCTACATATTTTTTACCATAGCCAGGTTTTAAATATGCAATAGTTAAATGTGGATGGTAATCTGGATACGATGTTGTGTGTGGTAGTTTTTTCAATTCTGCATTTGTTTCGTGCAATGCAGGACCGGATACATCAAACTTTAGTACATCAAATTTTTCATTTTCAAAAAGTGATGGATTGTATCCTCTACATTCCCCATATCCAAAATTACCCAATATACCCTTTACATCATCAACTGATACATCGTTGTGTAATCCATATAAAAATGTAGTGTGAGGTTCATCTTCAATACCATATCCACCATTAGTATCTTCTTCGTAAAGATGCTGTGGATTTATAGCATCCTGAATTTTGAATACTTTTGGTACTGAAAAATACAACATAGCACACCCATAATCATATGTACCTTTTGATTCTTTGATTGAATTAAGTAACGTTTTTAATTTCATAGTTTTAAAATTGTGAACCGCTTATTTGAAGTTGTAAGTACTCATTCATTTCGTTTCTGAAATCATCATCTCTAACATATCTTTCCACAGTTCTATTAACTAGCTTTTGTAGTGTTACATCGGAATCAAATGATACTTTTTTGAAACTTGAATACACATCTTTCAAAATTTTTACGGTTGTCAGTTTTGTGTTTTCATTTTGACCCATAGTTATTTCGTTTTATATATTTGTATATATAAATATAAACATTTTAAAAAAACGAAAAATTATGAATTAAGGTTTACCATCACACAATCCCCTAACAGAGAACTCACACCATTTGCAATTCTTTTTAGCATTGCCTGGTACTTTTGGATACGGAATGTCTTTAAAGTTACCTTCATCATCAAACACAATATCAATGAAACTCATAAATTCATCATACACTTTGTTTACCGATGGAGAACCATTTGGTGGAATGTGTTTTGAAATACGAGGGACAGGATATGGTGAATCTTCAGGAAGTTTCCTACGCATGATTTGAAACTCTACTCTGATTTTTGTTAGTGGTATGTTAAACAAGTCAGAATAGTATTTCTTATATAATAGAATTTGTGAGTTCTTTAATCTATCTTCCTTTTGATACTTATTCCACCCCATTGTAGAGGTTTTTAAATCAATAATTACGATTGTGTTCTCCGCAATATCTTTTAATACAATATCAATGTAACCAATGAAGTGTACACCCTTCTTAATCTCTTTATTTAATGGAATTTCAATACCAACTAATTCGTATCCTGATTTAGAATAGAACTTTCCGATATGTTTCATAAACCATTCTAAAATTCGTCTACCATCACCAAAAAACTCTTCCAACTCATCCTGCGAACAAGGTGTTCCCTCACTCATCTTCTCTACCTCTACTTTGTAGTTTTCTCTCATTCTTTCCAATAAGAGTTTATCCACATTGATTTCATCTGCTTGCTTTTTGGAAACACCATACATCACCGAAAGGTAGTGTTGGATTGTTTCGTGCATGCTGCTGCCGAAAATTGTGTGAATATTAGATGAGCTCTCTCCTAACTTATCTATGTAATTCAATTTATATTGGTGTGGACAAGAACTCCACATACCATATTGAGAAAAACTAACTCTAGCCATATTTTTTATTTATATACAAAGATATGTAAAAATGTTGATAATTCCTACTAAATCCCCAATTTTAATTTTGTAAGTATTTTTGGGTCTGTTCCATACATTTCTGCAATCTCTTTTATATGCTCTTTGCCTGTTTTGGTTGAATATAGTATTTTAAGATACTCTTCCGCTTCCGTATCAGATACTTCGTACTTTCGCATTACTAACTTAACCAACCAATCCTCATACTTTTCAGATGAAGCTGCTTTCATATATTTTAGGAAAGTTCTACTCTTTGGTAGTAATCCAATCAATGCTTTGTAAACTGCTTTTGGTGGTGCTTCCTGAAGATATGGCTGTATATCTGCTATCAACTCTACCCATTGGGGATTCATTGTCATATAACGGATAATCATATAGTTACTCCAACTCTTTCTATCCGATTCATCCAATGATTCCCAATAGTTAGGGCCTTGGTCATTAGTAATTGCTTTAATGTGGTCAAACAATCCTTTTGCCATTATTCTTCTACCTTTAATCCTTTTGGTAATAATTCATTTAATAACTCGCCACAATCTCCACATAAGAATACTTCGATTGGAATAACCTCATCTTCAGTACCACCTGTCAATAATTTAGATGTTTTACGAAATGAAAACCCTTGTACAAAAACCTCACCACCACAACCTTTACATTCGATTGGGTTTGTTTTTGTTAAATCTAATGGTGCATCTTCTTGTGGTGTTAATGCTTTACCATCTGCTCCTATAATTCCTGCCATATTATTTATCCTTTTCTATTTTATCTTTAGCTTCCAAATCTTTAAGTTCTTTTGGTTTCAAATCACTTTGGTCAGTCCCACATTTTGCACATTCTAAAATGTCAAATGGAATAATTCCATCTTCAGTACCCCCAAAAAGTAATTTAGATACTTTTCTAATTTTTATTGTTGACTTAAATTTATCATGCCCACAATTTTCACAAACAACTGATGTTGATTGTGAAATATCTACTCTAGGATATCCCATAGATTCGTTGGATGTTCCTCCCATATTATTTACCATAATCTATAATGCGTTTAATATTTGTATAAGTGTTGCTGCTGCAGTTATTTCTTTATCAATTACCAATGCTGATTTATAAGCACCATCTCCTAATAAAAGAATTACATTAGCGGTATTTTCTCCAGCATATTCATCCACTTTATCGTATAGTAAAGTGTATAGTTCCGTAAAATCAGATACTTTTGAATCAATCAATGCCTGTCTTACATTCATATATTTGTTTCTCTTATCATCATTAGATTTTAAGATATCCAATACTTTGATTTTATAATCGTTCTCTAATAGGTTCTGAACATCTACTTTTAACTTTCCTTTGTTGGAGTTAAGTTGGCAAGTATTGATAACCTTACGGATATCAGGATATGCAGCATCTATAATAGGTACTAAATCTTTAATATCAAACTCAATCTCTTCAGCTTTTAGGATATTACTGATTTGGATTGCCACATCTTTCTTTGTAGGTGGAATGATTTGGAAAGTTTGACATCTACTTTGGATAGGTTCAATTACCTTTTCCACATAGTTACACGTTAAAATGAAACGGCAATGTGCGGAAAATGTTTCCATTAAGTTACGCAAGATTGCCTGTGCGTTGTGAGTCATATAATCAAACTCATCTAAAATGATAATCTTAAATGGTTTGAATCCCATAGAAGATGCAAAGTTGGTTACTTTGTTACGGACTGTATCTACGTTGTTCTCCGATGATGCGTTGATAATCATATAATCACATTCAATTGAATTTACGATTAACTTTGCTAATGTGGTTTTACCAGTACCAGCTCTACCATACAATAACAAATGCGGTACGTCTCCACTTTCTAAATAACCCTCTACTTTGGCTTTTAGGTGCTCGTTTCCTACATATTCTGATAACTTACTTGGTCTGTATCGTTCCACCCATAAGCTATTGTTTACTTTTTCTTTTGTTTGTTCTATAAAAGACATATTATTTTATTTACCTGTACTACCAAATCCACCACTACCTCTCTTACTTTCACTTAATTCATCTACCTCTACAATCTGAACAATTGGATGTGGTACGATTATTATTTGTGCAATTCTATCTCCCACATTATATGCAATAGAATCCAACCCATTCAACTTATTAAAAGTTGCTTGTAATTCTCCCCTATATCCAGCATCAATAACGCCAACTGAATTACTTAATATCAATTCGGTGTTTCGTATAGATGAACGAGGAAAAACTAATCCAACCATTCCATCAGGTATCTCCATTGCAATACCCAACCCATATGTTATTTGAAATGATGTATTTTCTATAACAGATGTTGCTACCAAATCCATCCCAGCATCACTTTCTTTTGCGTATTTTGGTTTTACCGCATCAGGATGTACTTTTTTAATTTTTACTTTCATGTGTAAATAATTTTTGTTTTTGTTGCATTTCTCTACCTTTCTCTGTCATCTCTCTTGCAAATATCTTAAACACCTTCCCATCATTATGGGTAAATGTTATATTTGAATGTTCATTATTAGATATAGTGAATTGAACTTGTGGTTCATCATCACCCATATTTTCATCCGTCCATGCAAATACTTGTGGTTGGTTATCATCAAATTGAAAACACCACTCACACTCTTCGTATTTATTTGGTTGTTTTATATTGATTGATTGTTTTGGAGAATATTCAATATCCTCAAATAACTCTAATTGTTTTCCCATTATCGTCCTACTTCTTTTAAATATTTTGCTTTGAATTCATCCCAACCCATACCTATACCTTCAATATAGAATAGATGTTCGGGCTTAATTCTACCTTCATCATACAACTTAGAATATCTACTAATTGCATGTTTTTTCCACCATTTGTTAATGTAATCAATACCTTGCTCAAATTTAGGTTTCAATACCAACGCATCTTCTTCAATTTGCTTACATAAGAACTCTCTTCCGTTCTCATACATCATAGCAAGATATACACCTCTCTTAAATCCGTGATGATATTCAGTTGCTTTGATACCACACTCTTTGAAGATTTGACCTAATATCTTTTGTTTAATACCACTTACAGGTCCATTAGCTTCATAACCCATATTAGCACCATTACGAGCTCTTTCATCTGATATATTTTGTTTATACCATTCTGCTCTGTTTTCCTTTAACCATTGATGCCACGGGTCATAGAATTTATCATCCGGCTTCAAACTAATCTTACCAGCCGATTCTCCCAAAGTTTTGAATAGAGGAATACCATTGTATTGTGAGTGAATTCCGTAAAGTGATGTTGTACCAACTGCTACAAGAGTTTGACCATACTTTGTTTTCCAATGGTTTCTAACTTCAGGAACAGTAGTCATCATAGCAACTAACTTACCACCTAAGAAGTTATATCCTAATGGCTGTGTACATACAATAGTAGATGCTATTGTAGTATGATTTAACTTACCATCAACAAACTTATTATCTTTACTCCAACCAATGAAATTATCTCTAACCCCCATTGAAGTAACATCAGATGCCAATGAAATTTGTCCCAACAACTTTCCACTCACTCTATCTTTCACATTAATCTTAACATTTCTACCAGGGTTTGCTGTAAAATCCATTGTGTGAATCATCCTACGGATTTGTGCCCATTTAGTAGATTCTTTTGGATTATCATCTACAATCTCAACATAAGGGTCTAACGATTCAATTTCTTTTATCGTTAGCTCCTTATTGTTGATATCAGTTGGCTTCCATTGTAAATCATAATATGTAGCTATAAGGGATTTATCTTTAATCATTGTATCTCCCTGTAATTCTACCCATTTTTTGTATAGAGTTTGTTCCTCCACACTCATAGTAAGTAGGTAATCCATATTTTCTATTAGATTTGCCTTCTCTCTATCAAAGTCAAATACAGGTTTTTCCGGTTCACTATCCCAAAAGCTCATATTATATTATTTTACGATT